CCCTCCCCCCCCCACCCTTCCGGGCTGACAAATGAGAATTTCTCTCACTTCTCGATGATGCGTAGGTTTTGCCAGCCAGGACTGGCTGGCACCAGTCGATCTCCGATGCCGAGAGGAATAGTCAAGGTGACCATCGGTAGCGCCTCGCCCACCTCATGGTGGAGGCTGACCGCTGTGACTGAGCTGAAGCTGACGCCATCAATGCTCAGTTCAACCAGCTTGCCTTCGCGGTACTCAATCTTGAGGTCCTGCATTGCATGCTCCTGTTACCAGATAACCCGGCCTTCACTGTCGAACTCTGTCACCGTGCCGCCCTTCTCCATGCGCTGCTTCACTGAGTCGTGACAGCGTTTGCAAAGTGACTGAAGGTTGTCGGGATCGTGAAAGAGTGTTTCATCACCCTTATGCGGGGTGACGTGGTCAACGATGGAGGCTGACACCACCTGATTACGTTTAAGGTGAAACTCGCACAGGGGCTGCTTCTGCAACTGATGGTAGCGCAGGCGGTACCAGCGCTTGGTGTTATAGAGGCTATGCCAGGGTGAATTGGAAGCCATATTTGCTCCAATAAACAAGCCACCAGCAGATGAAAGTGGCTCGGGTTTTTATTAGAAAATATATCGCTTATTAAGGCTTGTTATTATACATACCAGAAATAAATGGTTTGGCTATAAAAGGGATGAGCAAATCAGCAACCTTATCTTTGGTGACTTTACCTTGCATATATTCACCATGCCTATTATATAGCGCATAAAACTGCTGCCCTATATCATCTGTATCAAGCATTACTTCCATTAACGTCACGTGCAAATAAATCTGATTCATCGAGTCTTGAAGTGATAAAGCAGGCTGACGACAGTCCGGATCATGTGGACACAGCTTGTCTGGCATCATTGCTAACAAATTTCGATAACTTATCAGAGCTACTTTTAACGACTTTTTTTCATTATGTTTCTCTTGCTGCTTCCAAGTTTGAAGAGCTTTGAAAGCAACTAATGCAGCTACCAAGGTAACAATTCCCGAAAACCATGTTCCTAACATTGCCCAAAAAGCCCAGTCTGCACCTTGTTGTGCTGCTAACATTGACTCAAAAGAAATTATATCTGCGTCCATCAAAACCTCCTGTCCGTGAGGAAAATAATACGCAATTTTATTATCGCAGGCACTCACTGAATGCCTGCTGGAGAGCTGACCGAGCAAAAAACCGCCCGGAGGCTGTTAGTGAATCAAGTTACTGATCTTCAAATTAGTTTATTTTGCATCCATGAATGACTGGATAGCTGTTGCCAGCGTTGCGATTTCCTTAGCAGCATTTTTCAAGTCGCACTCCACTTTATCGCCACGTGCTAAAGCTGTCGAAGCAGACGCTGATGCTTTCGCAATCTCTAAAGCAGCGTTCATTGCGAGAATGCGCTTATGTTGCTCATTAGATACACGACCATCAGTAGAATTGTAATAACCTTGAAGCATATAACCTCCTTTTAAAATAGAAGGTTAATATTATCACCAACGAATCGGTGATAAGGAGAGTTGGTTCTGATTTTTTACTGAAATTGACAGTTCGCCTGCCAAGATTTATTATGCGCCATGATGTCTTTCTTCGTCTGGCGGTCCATGGCGTCGATGTCTTGATCTGTAAGGTAGATTGGCTTTACCCAGTCACAGGCGGTATCAACCACCACCGGGACGCTTCCACGTGTCACGCAGCTCGCGATCAATATCGTCATCAGGCATGTGGTTAACAGTCTGCTGTACATTGCTGGCCTCTTTCGTTGCTTCTCCCCGGCGTTCGGCTACTGCTTCAGTGGCTGCTGACTTTTCTTCTATGCGGTGCTGGTCGGCTTTGGCTTCTGCTTTGCTGGTTCCGCGTGAATGACCAATGCCAAAGGCACCAGCGATAGCAGCCATGACCAGTGCAGCAAGGCCCATTATTGTTTCTAATCCCATATCAACCTCACACCAGTACGGTTTTGGCTTGACCGAAGCGAGCGCGACGATCTTCCAGTCCGTTCGTGCCGCCGTTGATAATCTTCGTCACCTGCAGTACGTCGCCGGAATATTTCAGGCATCCCTTAGTGGCGAAAAACCACGCCGCGCTTCTGGCTGCATAAACGTCTTCGGCTAATAGTTCAGGCTGCTTAACCAAATCAACCTTCAGCCCGTTCCCGCAATCACGGTAGTTGTTGAGGCCAGTAATCTGGATAAGTCCACGCCCACGGTATAGCCAGCCGTCGCCGGGAGCGTTGTTCCCCATGCGTTGGCTGTATACCAGGTTCGCGATAGCGCGCTGGCGCTCAATGGGTAATGTCCGCTCTTCAGTACGGCGGCCAAGCGTGTTTGCCTGGTCTGCTGTGAGGCGTCCGGCACGGATGAAATTCACGAGTGCTGCAATGCGGTAATTGAAGCTCTCCACCAGCAGAGTGAAACCAGCTGATTCATGCCCTGCCTGAGCAATGAACATCGCCTGGTCTACCGGCCTGGTAATACCGAACTCTTTCATTGCATCACTTACTGGCTGAAACCAGCGCGCAGCTAACTCGGCGCTTAGCCCAGCCGCCTTTTGAAATTGTAATTGGTTCATTAGTGCCTCAGTGCATCAACCAGGCGCGCTATGTTTCCCCGAGCCCAGAGAACGGCGGCGCATATCAGGACGTTCACCAGCACCACAAACCAGTGTGATTCATGGTACAGGCCAAACAGGTAACGGAAAGGGACGCTGGCGTATACCAGCACCGTGAAATAAGCCATCAGCGATATCAGAGGGCGATGTCTCGCCCCTCCGCGCTGGTAGAACATCAGTGCAAGGACAATGACTCCACAGATAAGAGCGTTTGCCATTGCACTCGGATCACTTGTTACCATTGCTGGCCCCTCCTCCACGTAAGCGAGAGAGAATTCCAAACAGGCTGCCCAAATCCTGACTATTGACGAACGTCAGCAGCTTAATAGCAATAGCGGCTACGATTACCGCGCCCAGCGCATCAAGTGGCCTGTCGCTATACCCCGTCCATTTGGTGAAGTAAAAACCAAGGATAGGTGCGCCAATTACGCCGAAGATGAATGAGGTTATAAAGTAGCCCACCAACTTAAGGCGGCTGATATTAACCGCCGTAGCGACGTAGAACACCGCTCCAGCGAATGCGCCAAACACCACACCGTAATCTATGCCGGTTGCCAGGCCGAACATGCTGGCCCCCATCAGACCACCAGCTGCTACAGTAGTGCCAGAAACAGGATCAGACATTTAGCCCCCTCTTATTGCCGTGAGTCCTCTCAGAATGAGGGGAAACAAAAAAAGCCATCCGAAAAGGATGGCTTATAACTTCAGTCAATTGTGATTAACGTTACTATTATTTTAGCTAAACTTATTAGATCTAATGATCACTTCTTTCGCCATTCCAGAAGGTATGGATACTCTTGTTGATTTAGCACCTGGCCAGAAAATCCTGTATTCTTCCTGCCAAGCATCAAGTGAGGATTTCAAAAAATGATTCCTTTGATGATCTTCGGTATATTCACAAGCTTTCATAATACTTGCTATACCTATCTGTTTGTCGAGATGTCGTTTCAGATGGGCAATATCACTAATCTCAACACAGGCCACCTTACCCAATTTCTTAGCTAATTCGCTGCATTTTTTATTAGCCAAGCACAAAACTAGTCCATCCTCAATTTTACGATCTATTTTAATCAATCCGGGATGAAACACACCATCAAAACTACAGTCGCGAAATGTAACTGTTGCACCAACTTCAATATTTATTCCATTCCCAAGAACTTTAATATCATGTGATGAGGTGTCTACCAAGTTTTCATCGGGCGTCATGACACCATCTCTTTCATCAGAAAGGTACTTACTTGCCTGAAATAAAGGTACTACTCCGCCCTTAACCCAGGGATATACCCATTCTTTTTTGGTCAGATAAAGATACTTCTTCATATCACCTCCTTTTTTAGGCGATGATATCTTAAAAAATAAAAACCCGCACTGATGGCGGGTTTATGTTTGTTCTGTTGCTCAGTACGCTTTACTGTGCCGAACCTACCACAATTTAAGCACTTTCTTGCTCATTCTGCAACTTAAACCTGTCGCTATTTGTGCCAAACGCGTCACAAAGTGGAGTGTACAGGATTGATTCTGCCAAACTTACCCATGTGTCGATTCGGCGGCGGCATGTGATAAGGGTCCAGTCTGGGTGTTTTGCATTCAGCTCGTTGGCCATCTGCAGCTTGCTCTTCCGGAGTCGGTGACGGTCAACAATCACGCCATAAAGTGAGCGGTAGTCGTCATTCATCAGGATCGATGCAATAACACCATCCACCTTTAGCCCCTCTTCGTCAGAGCAGAACGCCAGGCCGCTTTTGTTTTTGCTGTCGAGGATTTCGCGCAGGTAAGCTTCCAGTTCAGGTTTAGTGATGCCGGATTTCTTCATGCGACGCAGCGCATCGTTGATTGCGGTCTTGGTAATTTTCCCGGATGCAAGCAGCTGGTTGAACATGTTTCCGCCAGAGCCACCACCAATATAAGACCAGCGGCCCCACATGCGGAGCTTTCCCTGTACCCAGATGCTTTCGAGAGTCCGAAGGCGAACCATCTCGCCGGATTTGCCAACTTCAGAAGGATTGATCATCTTGCGTCTCCACTTACGCCAGTACGCCGATCGCCAGCGCGCGGTCTAATGTCTTCAGCAGCAGCTCGGGCTGCGTGCCATATTTTTCTTCAAACGCCTTCATGTCAGCGTGCAACTCGTCGTGATGCGCTCTG